TACGCGTGCCATCCGTGAAATCAAGCGTGCCGCTGATCCCGAGACGTCCGGTGTACACCGTCCATATGCCCGTCGTGTTGGTGTTGTTGTACATGAACTCGTGTGTGACATCGTCGCCACCCTTCAGGCCCGACGTGAACTCCATCCACTGGTCACCAATGGTCGTGGTGTCGTGCGTCGCTGAAGATACACTGAAATCAAGGCTGACGGTTTCCGCCTTGAAATCAGCCGGTGATCCAGCACTGTTGTCGATGTTTATTGATGAGATGTCCTTGCCGTGAACGCGTGCCATGGTCGTCGTGCCTCCTTAGAACCTGGCGAACCCGGCCACAAACGTGACCGAGGACGTGCTGTTGATAGTCGATATTGCTCGCAAGTAGCGGTTCACCGTACCGGTGACTGTCGATGTCTGGCAGGATGCAGCCGTGGACGCCGTGAAGGTCACGAGGTCCACCCACGTGGAGTTGTTCGTCGAGTGCTGGATTTTCACCGTTCCACCAGTGCCGGTTACCGCGGTGACATGCAGGTTGGACCGTCCTCCGTTGGCGGATGATGCGGCGTTGTCGACGCTCGTACCGTTGGTGCTTGTGCTATCGGCACCGAGCACGTGCAACAGTACACCGTTCAGCCCGGCCCGCCCGTTGCCTTGCAACGTGCCGTTGATTTTGACAATGTCAGCAACCGCGATCGGCTGTGCATGTTTGGTCAATATGGCCTCACTGCACAGGATGCCAAAATCCCCGACCGCATCCGCATCGCCATCATAGATCGACAGCACACTTGCGCCTGCGGTGTCTGATCCAAGTAATTCCTCAAACTGGCGTTCGATGGAAGTCACCGATCCGCCTGAATTGGTCTGGTAGAACCCATCAACCGACGCGTCCCACGATCCAAGTCCGGGATCATATGTCACGTATTCAGCGCCAAACGTCGTGACATCGTGCGTGTCGGCATTTGCCGTGACATCCACCGATGAGAGATCGGTTGACACGTCACGGTAACCGAGATACACGCGGACATCCTTGCCGTGCATCCTAGCCATTGGTCACCGCCTCATCCGGCGTGGATGACGATTCCGGCGCAATCTCTACGACGGGAATAGCGCTTGCGGTCCACCCCGACGCAATGACATGCCCTTCGGCAACCAGCCAGGCGTTCTCGTTCACGACGCTGTCCGGCACGTCATCGCCTGCCTCGACGCGGACTTCTCCGCCTTTACCGTCCGGCCAATTGATGCCGGTCGTTGCTTGCCACGTCATGTCGGCCAGACCTCCACGGTAAAACGCACGCCGAAATAATCGACGGTTCCAAAACTAAGCGTACCGTAATCGCGCCACGAAAGGACGCGCGTAGCGTATGCAGCGCCACCCAGCGTGCCGTCGCTTTCGATGGCCGCCTTGATGCTTGTGGACCCCGTCCGAGACAGATAGGTGTCCACCAAGTCCTGCGAGACGTCCCACGGACTGCCACCTGTGGACGCCAGAAGCGTGACGTCGTACCGCTGCACGTCCTGCCCGTTCGCCATCGACAGGTCGTAGTCATGCTCGGTCGGGCGGATAATTACCGCTGGTACTTGTGGTGTGGTCGGCACGGTCTTGTAGACGTTGAGTCCGCTGATTGTTTCCAACCGTGTCGCAAGTCCGGCACGCACCGTCGAAAGGCTCATGCGCCTTGGCTCCACAGGCGCTCAATGTCGCGCCCGGCTGCTTGAAAGAACCCACGAATACGGCCAAGGTTTTCCTCAAAGGCAGTCCGGAGAAACGGACGCGGTTTGGTGCCACGGCGCTTGATGGATCGTGCAACCGCGTATGGATTGATGTTGCCATGCCGTCGCGCCCATAGCGCAAGGTTGCCCGCGGTTGGTGGTTGTGACCCTGGTCTGCGCCCGTCATGCACGGCTCGCGCGTAGATGACGTTCGTGCCAACCGTGGCAAACCGTGGCAGGTCGGATGTGTCCACCGCATTCGTGATCGATGCACGCAGCCGTCCGGTATCAACCGGCGCATTGCGTTTTGCCTGCCCCTCAACGACATACGCCGATTTCTTCAACGCGGTACGGATTGGTTCGGCCATGATGGCTGACGCGCGCGCCTTGCGTTGCATCTCCTCGGCGTTTGTCACGCGGATTGAAAACCCTACCATTGCGCCTGCACCACCATGTCCATTTTTCGGTACGGCCGGATCAACGCCAAATACTCACTGTCGGCGCTGGCGATGCGGGTTGTTGCGAGGATGTCGGTGGCAATCACGCCAAGCGGTGCCTTGTTGCGTTCGAACAGGCGCGCCGCCATGCGGATGCACGCCTCATTGATCGCGTCAGGGTACGACCCCGTCGAGTTGTGCCCGAAGGTGCCGGTGACCAATACACCCCGTCGGCGCGTCGGGAACTGGTACTGCCCCGTGTCGTTGACCACGATCCTCGTGTACGGCGGACCGTCGGCCGGTTCGAGGTCGTAGTCGGTCGCCGACCACGTGAACCCGTACACACGTGTGCCCGATCCGGACGATGAAACCGTCTGTAGCGTCGTGATGGTCAGGACATCGTCCGGCACGAACAGGGTGAGCGCGTTGTCGGGTGTGTAATATTTCGTCGCCGAGACGCTGTAGAAGATGCGTCCGGTGTCCTCGTCGATGACGCGCGACGCTGCCGTGATGGCGGCTGCAATCACCGTATCGTGCGTGGTTGTCGCGCTTGGGATTGACGCACGCGCCTTGACCTGCGCCAGGGTGCAGTAGTCGAAGGTCGCGCTCGCGGCGGATGTGGCTAGGAATGTTGGCATGTCGTCATGTCACCGTGATCGCCGTCGGGTTGCTGAAGTTCCAGCCACTCAGTTGCCTCCACAGATAGTACGCGCCCGGATCAATCGTGAACGTCGCGACACCAGCCGCGCTCGTGTACAGCGTACCCGCCACGACGGTCGCGCCTGCGCTGTCCGTGCTGATCCACACCGCGCACCCCTCGATGGCAGTCAGTCCGTCGGGTTGCAGGATCGTCACGACGTAGGTCGATGATCCGCTTCCCGTTGACGGTGCGTACGCCGAACTTGCCAGCCGCGTGCTTGTCGCCACGTCAGTTCGTCCGAGGATTGTCGTGACGTCGGCTTGCAGGCTCGTGACGCTGGACGGCGCGGTGTACGACGCGGTTGGCAACCGTGACGCGACGGACGCGTCGAGGTACTCGGTGCCTGCCTTCGACACGACCCATATCGCGGGTATCTCCTGCTGATCCGGCGTCGAACTCGTCGTCTTGAAGATGGCGATGTATTCGCCCTCCACGGTGACCGATGCCGATGCGAGTTGGTACAGGTACAGGCCGCCACCGACCGCGGTCGCGCTGCCCGCCGTCACGATCTGCGTCGGTGACGCTGACGTGTTGACGCGCCACACATCGACCGTCACGGTGAGACCCGTGACGCCCTGCTTGCTGGCGACGTAAAAGGCGTAGAACGTCAACGCGACGCCGGTCTGTTCAAGTGGCATGTCAGCCGGTTCCTCCAGGCAACGTCACGCCGGTCGCCCGTGCGAGCGCATTCCGCGCCGCCTCGGGCAGGTCAGGGTGCGACGCGATCCACGTCGCGAGTGCGAGACGCTCGGCGGCTTCGGTGGCTTCGGCCGCTTCCTTGGCAGCGCGTTCCGCCTCGGCGCGTGCGATGTCCGCCTCGCGCTGCGCGATCTCCTCCCCCGTCAACGGTCGGACTGTCTCCACGCCGGTTTCACAGTTGACTTCTAAAATCATCATCATGTCGCTCATACGGGATATCCCCAAACTAACACGCTTGACCCCACCGAAAAATTACCGCCTTGCATGATAAACGTAACGCTCGTAACAGCCGCGGTAGATGTCCATAGTCCCCCATATTGATTGATGGTCAAGTTGAAATAAGCGTCTGATGGAGTTAGACACCTTGAGTGAAAAGCCTTACGCGATGACGACGTATATTTTGATAACCACAGATCAGTCGACATGAACGGAGGACTTGAAGAGGCAAATGTAGAGCCGACGCAGTTTGCCAATGGGACTGATGACACATTCGATCCATTCCAGTAATAGTTGGAACCTGTGTCGCCATTTATGCGCAAGTTCCAACTATCTGCATACGTAGCAACAGTGCTTTTGCAAATAACCTGTATCCAAAGCGTGTCATACGTCTGTGGAATGGAACTTAATGTAATACTTGCCGCCGCACTACTCAACGTGGTTGACGCGAGCAACACCGGCAAGTTGCTGACCGTGTGGACGTGATCCGCCCTCGCCAGTGTGGTCAGGCTCCCGGTTGAAAGGCTCGTCGTCTGTCCGTTGACGACAACTGGCGTGCCAAACGCCTCACGGCTATGCCTGTGATCGGAACGGGCAACCGTTGTCGCCGTACCTGCTGACGCCGTGTCCGCAACCGCGGATGCGCCCGGCGCGCCGAACGCTTCCCGCCCATGCACGTGATCAGATCGCGCGGCGGTCGTCGCGGTACCTGCGGCGGCACTGTCGCCGACGGCTGACGACCCGGCAGTTGCGAACGCCGGTGCGTTGACGGTGACGGCACCCGTGGCACCGGACACGCTCACGTTCGTCCCCGCCACGATGGATGTGACGCCGGTATTCGTGACCGTGAGCGTCGTCGTGCCACTGATCCCGATCCCGGTACCGGCTGCGAGACTGGCGGACACGGTCGGCGTCGTCGTGCCCGAGACCGTGATTCCGTTTCCGGCGGTCAGCGATTGCACGCCGGTTGCCGAGACGGTGAGCGCTGTGGTGCCCGACACGCTGATGCCGGTGCCTGCGCTCACGCTGTTGACGCCGGTCGCGCTCACGGTGAGCGTCGTGGTGCCTGCAATTGACACGCCGGTGCCAGCCTCAATCGAGGCTGCAATCGTCGGCGTCGTCGTGCCGGTGACCGTGATGCCGTTCCCGGCGGTCACGGATGTCACTCCGGCTGCGCCACCGCCACTTGTGCCGAGCGGTCCGGACATCGTTATTCGCTCGCCGAACCGACGACGGTAATGCTGCCGGACGTATACGCCGTGATGTTGGCGCGGATCGCCGTCAAGCCGGAGGCATCGTCAGCGATGTACACACCAGGCGTGGTCTGCGTGGTCGAGTGCGTGCGCGCTGCGGTTGACAGGTCGGACAGCGCGTACGTCACGTAGTTGGTCCCGTCAACGGTCCCCTGGAAGGTGATCGTCCCGACGAACGTGCCGCTCACTTGGAACATGGCCCGGTTGTATCCCGCCATGAGGATCGACGTCCCCGCGCCCGTCGCTACCGCCGCCGTCTGCATTGCCGTCACGCCGGATTGACGCGCCATCGTAAACCTCCAGAATTGCACGGTGCATGGGCGCATGCCGGAGACCGGCACGCACCTGCACCCGTCGTGTTAGATGCCTTCGAGGTACGCCAGCACCCATACCGTTACCACGATGTCGGCGGTGATCGGCGTCCATGATGCCGTGGTCAACTTGACGCCGACGTACGATCCGGCAACGCCGCGGTCGCTCTCGCGAGGCTGCTTTGCGTACGCCGCCGTAGTGTCAGTCGCGTTGAGCACGGCCTGCAATCCGGTGACGGTGCCATCAATCGTGGCATCGGCGGTCAGCGTCCCGGCCGTGCGTGCGGTGCTTGCGCGGACGCTGATGCCGACGATCTCAAAATCGAATGGCAGGGTGTATCCCGGTACCGCGAGCACGTCGTCAGTGGTTGCGGCGCTGTCGCGCACCTCCACGATGTTCATGGCGACAGCCGTCTGGCTGTCAGCC